GCTTTGCCAATGGTGACAAGGTAACGATCAGCGGAGTTCTTGGTAACACCGCCGCAAACGGAACTTTCCTGGTTGCAGGAAAGACCACCGATACCTTCCAACTTACCACCCTTGCAGGTGCAAATGTTGCTGGAACTGGTGCATACACCTCTGGCGGAAAACTTACATCTGGCACCAACACCGCAGAAGGAGTGATCAACAGCAATCGTGCTTATTTGATCCCTGACGATGACTCGGTATCCCTCAAGTTCCTTGAAGGCATCACGGTCAACGATCTTCCTGACAACGGAGCTGGAAAAAGAGCAATCTCCGAAACTATGCTCACCCTTCGGGTTTCAAACCCAAGAGCATTAGGTTCAATCGTTTAACTTTGGTTAGTTAGTTATTGATTCATGTGATAATTTGGGAGCCGGTTTAGGGGTAGGCCGGCTCCCTTTTTTTTAAAAAAATGAGTTTAAATATAATAGTAAAAGGCGGAAAACGAAGCGGTAACTCTCAGGAGGAAATCGCATATTACATGCGCAAGGCAAATGAACAGGCAGTAGTCCGAGAAAAAGCTGGATATGCCAAGAGACAGGAGCAAGCCCGAGAAGCCGCCAAGGCACTTGAAGGGGGCAAGGGAAACTTCCGTCTCAAGAGAGTCACCGACTTACCTACTTATTTGCGACACCAGCAAGAACGACCAGGAGCTTGGTCGGACAAAGGTTTTGTCAAAGACTTTGAAAAGGCTAATCCCGAAGTTAAGGTCAAACATTGAGGATCGTAACCTACGCTGATTTCAAGAGTCGATTCCAGTCCGCAATTGGAGTGGATACACTTTTGGCATCGGAGGAGACGGATCTCAAGAATAGTTTAAATGATCGAATCAGAGGAGCCTGGACTCGGGCAAAATGGCCGGATGTCCAGACGGTTGTCGAAAAGACAGTAGCACCAGTCACCAGTCCAATCAAAGCCGATAAAGCGGTACGGATTGATAATGACTCGGATGTGATGGATGTCTTCCAGGTATTTAACAAAAACCCGCTTACCGAGCGGACAGCAGTATTGCTAAATTACCAACTCATTAATGGATATCTAATTTTGCCAGCCGACTCAACTGACTCAACTGTTTTTGTCGTTGGCAATCAAGTACCGGCAAACAATTACGGAGACGGCACAACAGATTTACCGGCATTTCTTGAGCGGTATTTATTACTCGCTTGTGTGGCCAATTTTTACAAGGCAGACGGACAATTGGAAAAAAGCATAGCACAAGAACAACTTGCGGAGGAAACCCTCTCATTAGAATTGGATCGGGTCGAGCGACTTGAATCTATGAACAAAATAACCTTCAACACTTATCCGAGCTACAGCTTCGGAATTTCAGTTTTAACCACTACTTAATATGGGCATCTCATCATTCAATATATCTAACTCAATGGGCGCAAATGGATGTGTCTATGTCAACGGGACCGGCGCAACCACAGGCAGTTTTGTTGCAGTACAATTCACCGAGGATTCGGTGGTTGCCGCAATTACTGGACAAATGGACAATTCTGCCGGATTAATTTCGGACGCAACTACCTTCGCTAAAGGCGATTGTTTGTATTTACCATTTTCCGAGTTTCAACTCACTTCGGGTGCTTGCATACTTTATAAGACATGAGTGATTTAGCCTCACAAACGCCGGCAAACACTTACAAAGGTTTGCTTCAGGTCAACGACTACACAAATGGGGTCGATGCTACTGCTAAGTATGTGCAGGACGGTGAGGGTACAGATTCGGCTTTAGCAATTAGTACGACTAAGGTCGGCATTGGAACGGCGAGTCCTGATGCAAAGTTAGCTGTAGAAACAGATGCGGGTACATACTCACTTAGTACAAACGATTTTAGTCAAGTCGGTTTATTAATTAAAAGTAATACGACAGAAGGAAGTGGTAATAAAGGCGGCTCGGTAGCTTTTACCGCTCTAACAGGAGCAGGAGGTAAACACGCGGCAATTACAGCGGTACAGACCGATGTGGACTCAAATAATGTAGGACTAGCTTTCGAGGTACATCAAGGCGGTACAAGTGGCGATCCATTAATAGAAGCAATGCGTATTGACCGAAACGGAAAAGTTGGGATTGGTACTGAGAGTCCCTCGGCTGTCTTACATCTCGATGGGGATTCAAGCAATCTCGGCGGACTTCTGTTGGGTCATGCTGGAGGTGTAGGTATCGATAGTTTAAGGCTTTATATCGATGCAAATAATAAAGCACATATAACAAGGGGAGCCTCGGATAAGCTGACTATCGACTCCGCAGGAAAAGTCGGGATTGGAACGACGAGTCCTGCAAAAATATTAACCGTTCAAGAAGAAAAAGACGGAGAAAATTCAGTATCAGCGTTTTCCAATAATTCATCCACAGCAAACTCACCGGTTGGAATAGAATTACAAACCCACGAAGGAGAAAGCAATAGAGTAAGAGCTAGAATTATATCGGGTGCAGAGGGATCAAATGCAGGTTATTTATCTTTACACACACGAAAAGACCTTGGTGGAGGCATCGCATCGCATGATGAAAAAATGCGGATTAAATCCGACGGAACCATAAACCTTCCAAGTCTCAGCACATACGCAAACGATACAGCGGCAGGGACTGGCGGTTTAGTTGCGGGTGATGTGTATAAAACCTCGGCTGGCGAACTTCGTATAAAAGTTTAAATGCCTTACTTCGGATTAGGATTACACATTGGGGATACTGAAGCGGATGCCAGAGTAGGACCGCCAAGCCCAGGATCTTTTTCAAACGAGTTTAGTGTAGATTTTGATGGGACTGATGACTATGTGCATTTAACCTCTGCACCTTCCACCGCTTTTGATTTTGGAACTGGAGATTTTGGTCTAAGTATGTGGGTAAAGGCAGATAGTATTAGTTCGTCCTACCATACTGTTTTAGGTTCTTATGATAATTCGTCAAATAACTGGCAAGTATTTGTGGGTAGCGCCGGGCTAAATATATGGAACGGCGCTTTAAAGGGTGGAGGTACTATAAACGCTGGTACATGGTATAATTGTGTGGTTACTCGCTCTTCAGGCGTTTTGAAGACATATATTAACGGACAGGAAAATTCTTCTGATACTCTTACAACTTCGTTCACGCCTTCAACATCTTCAAGCACTGTTATTGGCGGTTTTGATGGTAGTAGTACTTGGCCTCGTTGGAATGGTTTAATTGATGAAGTAGCTATATTTGGCGCAGGACTTTCTGCTTCTAATGTTACCGACATCTACAACTCAGGAGTCCCTAATGACATATCTTCTTTAAGCCCATTAGGATGGTGGAGAATGGGAGAGAATGACGGCGGAACAGGAACGACAATTACCGATCAAGGAAGTGGAGGAAACAACGGCACACTCACTAACGGCCCAACTTTTTCAACCACAGTTCCACCTAACTAGAAATTATGAGCCGAAAATATGTAATTATAAATGCGGACGAAGTAGACTCTGTTGATTTTAGTCAAGTCGATGAGACAAGTGAAAATACAATCCGTTACTCAGTCGATGGTACAAAGACATTTCTAAAGTTCAATTCGGACACAACACCATCATTTTTGGATGGCAAAACGCAATACACCCATTCCGAAATTCTTACCATTCTAGCAACTGACGAGTGGACTGATCCTGATTTGCTTGGCCAATGATTTACACCGCCATAATATTATTGGCGATTTGCCTGACAGGATGCTCAATGAGAAATCTGGCAACACCTGTTGCCACAATTGGGGGTGCTGGAGTCGGAGGAATTGCCGGACCAGGTGGTGCGGCACTAGGCGCAGGAGTCGGATATGCATCGGGAAAAATTTACGAACTAACAGACGAAAACGAAGAGTTGGTCGATGCAATTACGCACGGAGATGTTGAAGGCATTATTCAGTCTAGGATGAAGGAACACGCATCCGGCTTCCAGGACTTTACCACTTACATCAAGAGAATTTTAATCGGGGCGGCAGTAGTGCTTGGTGCATATCTGGTAATACCAATTTTTGTCGCTCGAAAATGTTCCAGAACCGAAGCTTTAAAAAATCAAACCCGCCCACCTTTTCAACCCAAATGAAAAACATAAAACTCCTAACGGAAAAATTTAACTCCCTAAATAAACGAGGAAAAATGATAACGATATTTGCCGGCTTAGTCATAACAATCGTAATCTTGGACTGGCTTTTTTAATGGAAATGGATCGTGTGACTTTAGCGGGATTTGGAGGTACTCTGGCAACAGTCAGCGGATCTTTCCATGAAGTTATTGGAATTGTTGCCGGAGTAATGACAATTGTTTACATGGCGGTCAAAATTTACCAAGAGGTAAAAAAGAAGTGAGCCAATATCGTTCATACGGCAAATTAGACGATCCATTCACTACGGAAGGGGACACCTTCTTTTTACGCATGAATGCTCGTCTTCGTCCAAACCAGTTGAAGCCTGGTGAGGTGGCCTTGTCGAAGAATGGTCGGATGAATAAGGATGGAACTTGGCAGACTCGGAAAGGCTTATCCACTTTGTTTGGTGCGATCACTTCTGGAGCGGATGCAATTCGGTTACCCTACATTATTTTATCGGCCTCCCGGTCAAGTGGAGTGGTCACCGTAGTTTTAAATGACACGCCGAGCTTATCTTTTATCCCTGCTGAAAATATTACCATTGCAGACATTGGATTTACTGGAGATTCACCGAATGGAACTTTTGCATTATCGACGGTTAATTTTACGACCAAAACAATTACTTACGCTTCGGCTGGAGCCGATGAGACTTTTATAATTCTGGGAGACTCGCAGGGGTGGGGTTCAATTAACACCAATTGGTCAGCAACTACTACAACTTATTCGGGTTTAACTTTGGGATCGGTTTCAGTCTGTTCAGCCGGCAACACTATTGCCACAACTTTAGACTTTACCCTAAACGACAATGGAGTAAATGCAGTTTACGGATCAGCAGTTTACACCGATGCATCATCCAATTCAGATGATTTTATTTTTTCCGCTACCAACAACCTTGCGGTCATTGTTCGATTAAAAGATTCGGCTTTGTATAAATGCCGGTACGAGGCTGGAGGGGAGACTGTTGATGGTCCAGTCGGTATGAGTCAAGGCTTCGACAAGATGTTTATATTCCGAGAGCGTAAAACAACCCTATCCACCAGCCCATCCCTTAATTCGATAGGGGTAGCCTCGGCCAGTCAATCGGGTCAAACGATTACAATTAACACCTCCGCCGATCATGGTCGAGTGGTTGGTGATTTCGTGACTCTTACAAATTTAGGAAATTGGACAACCAATCCGAATGGATGTTATCAGGTGGTTACTAAACCATCCAATACTCAGTTCACGGTAACAATGGCCGGATCACAGACTAAAACATTTAATGTGTCTGGTGCTAGGGTTGAATACTTTGCCGATTTCACTCGAGTTAGTCGTGGTACATATACAGCACCTCAATACTTAACCGACACCACCGCCACAGCTTCAAATGGAGTGGTTACGATGGATGTAACATCTCACTTGTTGAGTACAGGTGATGAAATCACCATTGTTTCAGGAGTGGCTCCATTTGATACATCGGTGGACAAAAAGGTAATCGTTCAAACGGTGGCCAATGCAAATCAATTTACATTCAACTTAGAAGTTGCTGATGGTTCGGCAAGTTTGACCGCAACAAGACCACTAGCAATTGGCAAAGGGTTTATTCATATGCCAGCCGCACCTTGGGGAGAATTTCACCAAAGAAGGTTATGGGTTCCCTACTGGTTTACCTCTGGAGGATTACCAGAGGACAGAGGCATTCGGGATGAAATTGTGGCATCGGATATTTTCGATGAGAATACTTATGACCGAATCGGAAATCAGTTTCGAGTGTCTGCCGGTAAGAGTGATTTCTTGGTAGGCATTCAACCATTCACTCAGGATAACCTGGTTGTCTTTAATCGTAAATCGATTCATTTGATGACTGGTATAAGTGGATCTTTAGCGGATGTAAAAACCAATACGGTGACATCTGAAATTGGAGCATCTGCTCGCAAGTCAATTGTTCAGGTGGCCAACCAAATAATGTTCTTATCCGACCAAGGTATTTACAGCGTGGAGTTCCTTGATGAATATAATTTGCGAGGAACCGGCACACCGATTTCCGAAACGATTCAGCCATTCATCGACCGAATCAATCAGGATTATGCTCAACTTTCTTGTGCGGTTTACTTTGACTCGAGATATTGGTTGGCAGTTCCGTTGGACTCTTCTCCAGGAGCTGGAGATGCGACTAAGTTAAACACGATAATCGTTTTTAATTTTATAAACGGTGGCTTTGAAAGTATTGACACCGTGAACTCTACAAACTTTGCGATTCGAGAATTATTGGTTGCTCGGGAAGGATCGCAGAACGCATTATATTTAACCACCGAGGAAGGTGGAATCCATAAAGTTGACGGATTTGAGGGTGGGGATGTGGTGAGCCTAAAAGCTGGTCAGGCACAATCGGACACCATTAGCGTGGTTAGCCAATTAACAACTCGGCAGTTTGATGCCGACAGCCTAGATCGGAAAACATTTAGCCGGGCTGAATTTCATGTAAAAAGTGATTCGAATGCATCGGATGGAGCAATAAAATTTATCACAGAAGATCCAGATTCTGAAACCGCATCGACCAATTTATCAAGCATTTTAAATGGCAACCTTGCAGGTGACGAGGAAGCATCCATTAGATTAAGAGTTAGAAAGCGGGGATTTGGAGTACAGGCAGATTTCCAACCATCCACAGGCCGACCATTTCTAAGGGCAATTAAAGTGGATGCCCGAACCTCGGACCGATCCACCACATCAATTTCATAGGAGAAATAAAAAATGGCAATATTAACAACAGGACAATCTTTCGCATCAGGTGACCAGGTAACCGCTCAAAAATTAATGGATGTGGCGAACCTGGCAACCTTTCGAACAGGCACAAACAATGCCGCCGATGATTCAACTATTGAGGTGGATTCTTCAGGTGGATATTTAAAGGTAAAAGATGCAGGAATTAGTGCGGTTAAACTGGCAACGGATTCCGTCATCACCGCCAAGATTCAGGATGGTGCGGTAACCTCCGCAAAGCTCGATGCGGCGGCTGTAAGTGTACTTATGCCTACTGGTTCTATTATGCCTTTTGCAGGAGCATCTGCTCCGACCGGATATTTACTTTGCGATGGTGCGGCAATATCACGAACAACTTATTCGGCTTTATTTGCAGTTTGTACAACAATGCCTTACGGAGTAGGTGACGGTTCTTCCACCTTCAATATTCCCGACCTACGAGGCCGAGTAATTGCTGGACAGGATGATATGGGAGGAGCATCCGCTAATCGATTAACAGGATTATCTGGAGGCTTAGACGGTGACACACTTGGGGCATCAGGGGGGTCAGAGTCTCATCAATTAACAACTTCAGAAATGCCGGCTCACACCCATGCGGTAAAGCTAGATGTAGCCATACAAAGAGGTGACTCTAGCTATGAGGCCGCCGCCGCCGCTCCAAATCTAAACGGAACATCAGGCTCAACGGGTGGAGATGGAGCGCACAACAATGTTCAGCCAACCATCATTTTAAATTACATAATAAAGACCTAATAAATTATGAATGTTTTAGACAAATTATTTAATCGGGAGCCAGAATCTGAAGTGGAAGACCCAAATTTAAAAAGAATTTCAGAGATGCAGGGCAAGATGACCACACAGGACAAGGCATTGCTCGATGACTATGTCTATATCAGAAACTCGCAGAACAAAATTGCACAAGTTCCGCAGGGTGAATCGCTGGCTTTTATCAATCCGATGGAGGAACAAATTCTTCGAAACTCAGGCGTTTCGCTTCCAACCATGACCCCATCCGGCATTCCATCCTATGCACCTGATGATCCCTTAAAGCAAGCCGCCGCATTACTTAATTCAGCGGCACCGCAGGGCGAATCGCTGGCTTACATAAATTCCGAAGAAGCAGAAATGCTTAAAGATGAAGGTGGAGCTGGTGAACCGGTAAATAGTTCGGGCGTTCCATCCTTCTTTCTTAACAAGCTTTTTGGCGGAGGGAAAGCACCTCCTCCCTTACCGAAATTCGATATGGGGAAATCGGCAAGGGAGTATGTGGATTCGATGTCCGATCCTGAATTACAGAATAAACTTCTTAATGTTCGCCAGCAATACGATCCGAAGTATCAGGATTTACAAATTAGTCTGGCCCAGCGAGCCGCTGATCCGATGGCCAACTTGGCAGAAGGACAGGCAAGACGAGCGCAGGACTTTGGATCACAAATGGCAGAACGCCAAGCGGGTTCAGATATTTCAATGATCAATCGATTTGGCTCGGATATGACCCAAGCCTATCGAGCATCTGATCCGCTCATGCAAGCTCGGGTGGAGCAGGCAAATCAATTAGCCGACCAGGCATTTCAAGAGTCCCAGATTCAAGACCTATCACCCGAAGCCAGGAGGAGGGCAACCCAATCCGCACAGGAAGGATTGGTGTCAAGAGGTCGGGAAATGGACAATGCGGGGATTGCGGCTGTAGCGATGAGCAGAGAGGACTATTTAAGAGATATTATCCGTGACAACAGGCAACAAGCTCAAGGGCTTGGAAGTTATGCAAGTGGATTAAATCGAAGTACCTCAGTCGATCCAATGGCGATGCTTAGAGGTGGTGGAAATTATACCCAGCAGGGCTATGGTGAAAGGGCGGCTTTGTTTGGAATACCACAGGAGCAGATTACCAGAATTAATCCAGATGCCGGAGTGAATATCGGTATGCAGGATTATTCTAATCGAGCCAATTATTTAGCCAATACTTATGCAGCCAAAGAACAGGCGGCAAGTGGAATGGCATCAGGTCTTATGGGAATGTTCGGAGCATTGGGCGGTGGATATTTAAGTAGAGGATAAAATAATGGCCATTGGAGACACAATACAAGCAGGATTGATGAGGACAGACTCATCGCCCATTCAAATAGCTGGTGCCGCACAGGCAAGAGCGAACCAGGCGTTTGGTAATGCATTAACATCGGTAGCAACTGGATTTCTTGAAGGTAGAGAGAAAAAGGCAAGGGCAGAAGAGATGGCCGGCTACCTTATGAATCAGGGAGCCTCCGAATCAGATGCTAAAGCAATCGCAAGAAATCCATTCCTGCAAAAAGAATTTCAAAGAAAGCAGGAAGCCGATCAACGGATGGAGATTGCTAAATTACAAGCTTCTACAAGTTCTTCAAATGTTAGTAGAACACTAGCGTCAAAAGCGAAAGAAATGGAAGTTGCTGAAGATTTAAGTAAGAAGAAAGAAGCCAAGTTGGCAGAGCAGGAGCAAAAAGGGCTGAAATTTGCACAAGGTTTACTTGATCAGACAACCGACCCAGAAGTCTTAGAAGATTTTAATCAAGCACAACCTGGACTTTTCGCTTTAGACGGAAATCAAGGTGCAAGGAATCGATTTTTAGAATATCAAAAAGAAGAAGCACCTAAAGTATTGGGCGGAGAACTAGGCTCATCTGATTTCGGTCGGTTTGCAATAGAGCAAAATCTTGACCCTGTTATGTCAGCTAATCGATTCATGGAGTTGCAGAAGGCTGAGGCTGAAAACCAGCCAGAACCAATGACTCCAATGCAAGAGGCTCAACTTGAGGAAATAAGATTAAAGAACAAAGGTCTTCAAATGGATTTAGATAATCCTCCTACTGCACCATTAAGTACAGGACAGGAGACAATTGATCGAGAATTTGCAAAGGATCTTGTTGAATTCAATCCAGCAGATGTTGAAAAAGGTCTTACTCAACTACGAGAGGCTTCTGCTAGATTGGGTGGAACCGCAAAAGATGAAGACGGAAAAGCAATAGAACCGGAGAATCTAACGGGTTCAATGATTGGATTAATGCCTAACTCATTTCGTGACATTTTTAATCCTCAAGCTTCTGAAGTTAAAGAAGCAGTTGAAGAAGTTGTGCAAAGAAATCTCCGACTAGTTCTCGGCGCTCAGTTTACTGAAAAAGAGGGACAGCGTTTAATTAGCAGAGCATACAATCCAATGCTCGATGAAACGGAAAATAAAAAACGAGTGGACAGATTAATTCAGTCCATTGAAAAGGCGATGCGACAGAAGCAAGATCAAGCAAGATATTTCAATGAAAATAGTACTCTCAAAGGTTATCAATTTGCACCAATATCAATTAAAAACATTGAAAGGGATGCCTTTGATGTAAATTTAAATAACCCATCCGCTCCAGCTTCTCAAGCAATTCTCGATGAGCGTAAGAGAAAAAATGAAATGCTTAGAGCGAGACAATTAGAAAATCAGTATTTCGATAATCCGAATGTTCCTAATTTAGGTGAAATGAATAGCGGAAATTAAGATGCTTACCCAAGCCCAAGCACTTGCCGAGTTAAGGCAATTAAATCAAGAACTCGGACTCCCCGAGGATGATGGTATGCCAATGACTCAAGCTCAAGCGGAAGCCGAACTTCGAGCATTAGACGAAGAACTGGCATCCACTCCCGAATCATTCGGTGAGTATGTTGAAAGGCGAAAGGTCGAGGATAGTAGATCACTTGGTGATAAGACCGCCGCTTTCACGGATTCCTTTATGACTGGTGCGGGTGCATTAGCATCGGAAGGTTCAAAGGCAATAAGCGAACTTTTTTCCGGCGATGTGGGAGCAAGCGGAGTAGGCGGAGTCTTCCAGGTCGGAATAAATGATTTCGGAAGGTTTGCCAAAACTTTAGGCGGTGCGGCGATGGATAACTTTTACTCGGATGAAAACGAGATGCAAAGAGAGTATCAAAGATATAAGGATAACTTTCTTTACAATCAAGAAGTCCGTCCGGCCATGCTCGAAACCTACGATGAAGAGGGTAGGGACTTCGTTAGCTTCGGAGCAAACTTTGTCGATCCCACTTTACTTGTACCAGGAGCGGGATTAATCGCTAAAAGCGGATCTCTCGGAGCAAAGGCAGTTGCAACAGGAGCAAAGGCGGGAGCATTCGCCGCTCGGTCACCTCGGCTTGTGCAGTTGTCCAGAGCGATGGCAAAGACAAGCCGTGGTGCGGAGAAGGTAGCCAAGGGATTAGGCAAGGCATCTGAGGTTGCATCTATACCAGCTAAACTTGCCGCATCGGGAACAAGGAAAGCGATTAAAGGATCAGCCCTTGTCGGGTCAAAGATTGCCGGTGGAGTGGGAAGGACTGGAGAAGCAGTTTCAAAAGTTGCCGCACTCCCAAGAAATTTAGCCACTAAACTTATACCTAAACTTGACCCGAAAACTGCCGGTGCTGTAGCGGCAACTGCACAGATCGGAGCCGCAACTCAAGGCATGGTCCCTGGTCTTGGTATATTAACATCTGCCGAGATATTAGGATTTTTAGCCAATAAGTCGGGTAGGGGGGTAGAAAGAACTTTATCCGCTTTATCATCTACCGGCGGACAAAAAAGATTTCTTCAACGATTGGCAACTACTGCCGATTCTCCAAGACTTCGAAAGCTCGCACTAATGGCTCATGCTGGCGGTGCTACCAAGCTAACCGACCTGGCATTCAATTCAGTCGTTAATGGTGCATCCGTAGGAGTATTAAATGGGGCATTAGCATATGCGGCGGGAGAAGGCGCAGAAGGTGTTGGCGCGGCAGTTGGTTCGGGTACGCTAATGGGCGGCTCACTACCATTCGGCCAACCTGGTATGAAGGGCGGGAAGAGTCAGGCGGCTAGGGATCAGTCGAGCATAAACTTTCTCAATGCCAAGTTGGCAGACGATCAGATTAAAGAATTTAGAAAACTATCCCCCGAAGCACGATTAGCATTTGCCACAGTGGAAGAGGCGGGGATTCGTGCGCCTAAATTAGCATTCTTAGATAAAAAGACTTATTTAGACTTCCTTCGTCAAGACGATCCAAACCTTCGCCAAGCACCTAATGCTCATTACGATATGGGCGATAATACTATTTATGTAAATCAGGATGGTAATGCTGGCAGAAGCTCAAAGGAGGCAATGGACATCCTTACCCATGAACTCGGCCACCATTTTATTACTCAAGGCATAAAGGATGATCCACTCTTTGCCCGAAAGATATTAGAGCAGTACGAGGCAAAGCCTGGAGAGGAGTCATTTGAGTTTGCATTTACTACTGATACAGCCGGTTCACCAATTGATTCGATTCAATTAAATGCAGATGCCAAAAAGATTTCAGATGGATACGATTCCATCCAAAGCGGTGACCAGTCAATCAGCGTAGGCATGGATGCCAATAAACTCGCTCAAGAGATTGGAGCCGAGCAGTTCGCCATGATGATGGTCGATAATCCCAATATCTTTAACACTATCGAACCATCTCTCAGGCAGAAACTTTTAGATGGATCTCGTAAAGTGCTTACCATGTTTGGTGCAGTTGACCCGTACACCGGCAATCCGTTGGACATCTCAATATCTCCTATCCTTAAACGCAATAAACAGGTCCGTAACTTATATAAGAATTATATTAAGCAGAGAGAAAAGTCGATTGTGGATAAGGTTGACCTTGCTGAGAAAGGGGTGGCGATTAAGGTGCGTAAGGGCGAATCGGCGGACCAGGCGGTGGAAAGAATGTTTGGTGCTCAAGGGATATCCTTAAAAGATTCGGGAGCATTTCGGATAAATAATAAGAAGGTAAAAGAAAAATTATCTCAAATATTAAATAGATTGGACGAGCAACCTGAAGGACCAATGTCCTCGGAAAGGAATCCAAGAAGTGGTAAACCTCAATCAATTGTCGGAAAAGAATTATCTTCCGAACTTAAAAATGTTTTTACCCGAAACGATCCAAGGGGAACGATTAATGTTCTAATAAATGACATTACTGAATCTATAAAGAATCGCATTCAGCTTAACTTTCTATACCGCTCGGGTAAACCAAGTAAGTATTCCGATAATGAGCTAAAGGGTAGGGTAGTATCTCCAGTTAGATTTAAAGTCACAGGATTATCAAAAGGCTCTCGTTCAGCCGCATCTTTAAAAATGGATGCAATCGATGAAGCATACCTTCGGAATAATGTAGAGGTATTGGTAAAAGAAGGATTCGCTAAAGACCCAAACAAGTTAATCGAACAAGCCCGAGAAGTTGCAAGACAGGCAATGGATGATCCCGAGGGCAGAATTAACCCCGAAGGTAACTTTGAGAATGAATTAATAACAGCAGTATTTGGGATGGAACAATCTGCACCACAGATTCGTAATGCTAGGTTACGCCAACTCTTAGAGGATAAGAAACTCCAACACGCATATCGATCCTACGATGTCGATGCGTTGGCGGGTATTGCCCCAACCGGCAAAAGCGGGATCGCATTTGATTGGTTCAATATCAAAAACAATTACTCACCCTTCGATGACAAGCTGTTCATCCCCGCCTACCACGGCACACCGCACACCCTAGCCCCCGAAGCGGGCGCACCCTTGGGTAAGTTCAGAACATCGAAGATTGGAACAGGCGAGGGTAGTCAAGCCTATGGGCATGGGCTTTACTTTGCGGGGAAAAGGGATGTGGCGGAGTATTACAGAAAACAATCAAGAAACGGGGAAAACAGGCTATTTGATGGCAAAGCTAAAGATAGCACGAATATAAAGCATTTAGCGGCAGATTACTTAGCTAATGAAATGGGTGTAGGTAATTATTTGTCTCTCAACTCTAACAAAGCATCGGCTCGCAGAGACTTAATAAGTTGGATGGAGTCTAGCCTAAAAGACATTCAAAATAATCCTAGTGACTATCCTACTGGTAAATACCAAGAGTTTCAGCAAGTCATAAAAACTTTGAAAGATCAAAATGAAGCTGATGTGACTATAGCCGGCTCCCTCTACAAAGTCGAACTCGCCCCCAAGGAGAACGAGTATCTGCTTTATGATAAGACTTTAGGCGAACAGCCCAAAGGGGTACAGGATAAGCTCAAGAAGTTTCTACGAGAACAGGAGGGCGAGGATACTTGGCAATATCGACAAGAACAGGATTATCGGGATATCACCAATAATGTACTCGAAGATATGCCCGAGCCTGAAATCTCAAGGCGATTAAAAGAAGCCGGCATACCAGGCATCAAATACCTCGATGGTTCATCCCGATCCAAGGGCGAGGGCGATTACAATTATGTAATCTTCGATGAAGCCGATGTGCAGATTACCGACAAACTCTTCATGCCAGCCTCCGAAGCGGGTGCGGGGAAGGGGAAGCAAGCCGAGGCCGCAAAGCTATGGAATGAGAAGGGTACGGATTCGCCATACTTTAAGAAGTGGTTCGGCAAGTCCAAGGTAGTCGATGAGAACGGCGAGCCGTTGGTGGTTTATCGAGG